GCCATGATTCCTTCAGTTGCCATGATAGTCCTTTCCAATTTTTGCCAAAGACCTCATGGGCCGCGCGCCGGGAAAGGACGCGTTGATGGCAAGATTATCCCTTAAAGTCCTAGCTTCTGTCCACCAAAAGCGCGCTCACAGTCACATAAACATAGTCTTGCGAAGAAGTGACAAACAGCTCATCGTATTCCTCAAGCACCAAAGGACCTGCGTTCCAACCGGCCAAGAGGTCTACATACTTGTTTGGGGTTACTGATTCCAGTGGCACGAGGTAATGCGTTCCAGCCCCATCAGGAGCAAAGGTAACCGTTATGTTGGTGCTATTCACACCTATGTTCGCTATCCAAATAGACTTGACAATGGCGGTTGTGGCAGCAGGAACCGTTAACACAATTAACGGTATGGTTGCGGACGGCGTTTTTTGAAAGCGTTTGTATGCGTTTGACATTATTTTCCAAGGAACCAAGTTTGCGCTTGGTCCTTGTTCTCCGTGACGATAGGCGTGTAGGTAGTGTTGAGTTGCAGAATGATCTGCTCAAGCGAGCGCACCAACTGGTTGAACTGCTGCGGGTCGTAGCCTGATGGCGACGCGTTGGGCAGGCGGACGTTGGTAATCTTACTCATCTCATCCCATCCGGTTGGATATCCACCCGCAGCGTGCCATAGCGCCACCATCCGCCCAACTCATCGCTTTCAATGCGCAATTGAATCTGGCGGCCGCGCGCGCGAGTGCTAACAAACTGCGTGGTTGGTGTGATCGTATAAGGGTCCAAAGAGCTTGCTACTGCAGAAGCCTGTGGATAAGCACGCAAAAGCAGTCGCACTATTAACTCCCCTACCTGACTCTTAAAGTCAGGAATGAACTTTTGCATCAGCAGCATTTGGTCACCGTCACCAAGATCGAAGTAGCCCGAATATATGAAGGCGTCAATCGCTACACCATTGGCGTCCACACCGTCTTCCTGGTTGTACAGGTAACTGCGCCCTGCTGTGAGGCCGTAAATTGTGGTGATGGTGGCGTCGGTATCAAGCGGGTCATATTCCGTGGCCAAGGGCTTATCGAAAGCGCCAACGTCGGTCCATGCCGTGCGGGACATAGTGCCCACTGACCAGACGTTTTCCATGTAGTTGTAGGTCACAAAGCGGTTGACGTAGTCACTGCTCAATGATGGATAAAACCAGGTTACCTCATTGAACTGGGTGTTGATGCCCACGTTCACGGCAGTGGCCTGTGCAATGTTTAGGTCTTCAAAAACATAGTCCTGCACAGTGCAGGGAATCTTTTTGACCGTACCGTCAAACACGAAGAACGCGTCCTTGCTCATCCAATACGCCACGCCATTGACGTCCGCAGCCGCGTGAGGCGCGAGGATGCCGCAGTTGGCACCCAGTTGCTGAAAGCCAAAGGTATAGGGCGGTCCAAGAAACTGCTGACCGTGGATGGACGTGTCTGTCCAAATCAGAATCTGACCACGTGAGCGCAGCGCCGAAATAATCTCGTTGCCGTCCGTGAGCCGTTGTCCGCCGGCCGTGTTGGTTGCAGTGGCAACAAAGTCGTTGATGTCCTCTTGCGAAGAAAAGCGCACAAACATCGGGTCCTGGGTTGTTGGGCTACTCAACGTGGACTCCGTGCCAAGACACACCAGGTGGCGGTCAGGGGTGGATACCAGCGCAAATTTGGATTTAGTAGGCGCGCCGGAGATGGCCGTGGCCCGCGTTCCGAGGCCCGAGGTGGGATTCCACTCGTAGATGCCGCCATCAACCAACTGCAGGATAAGGAGCTGGCCAAAGTTGTCAAACTGCCAGACCCGGGCAAGCAACGCCAAGGCAGCTGAAGCAGGACGGGGCGTGCCCCAGGTGCTCAAGCCCCACGTGCCGGTGCCCCAGCCAAAGTCGACAAAGCTGATATCGCTCCCGACGTTGATCTGGTAGGTTGCTGTTGCCGCGCCGGCCGTTGTCGTGGAGGTCGCCGAGGTTGGGGAGACGATTGTGTAAGTGCCAGTGGTCAGGACCTCTTGAATCTCAAACTCGTTGGTGAGGCTGGCATTGGTAATACCCCCTGGATTACCTGAGACGGCGCTAAAAGTGACAAAGTCACCCTGCACCGCACCATGGGCCGCGTCATTGACAACCACCGTGGTACTGCCGCTGGTAGTGCTAAAAGTACATGCACCAGAGGCCCGAATGGGAGTGATATCGGCCCACGAGCCGCCGTAGAACGCATAGACCTTGCGGTTTGTTCCAAGGGCTACGTAGGGGGAGCCCTTCAGGTCGTTCCAGGTAAAAATGTCACTGATAGAACCCACAAAGCTCACCAGCGTGCTACCAAACTGCGTCCACCCACCCATCTTCTCCGGCAGGCCGTAACGAAAGCGCACGTAGTCGCTGTCGACCCAGCCGCCTTCAGCGCCGTACTCGGTGTTCTGTTTGTCGACGCCTGGCTTGAGAAAGAGCCGAAGAAGTGGCATTATCTAAACCCTGCTGTTTTCTTTGCAACGGTCTTGGGTTGCGCTACGAACTGTTTCCCGGCCTTTTTGCCAGCACGCTTTGCACGGGTTGTAGCAGCGTACTCAGCAGGGGTCAAGGACTTGATTGCGGCCTCCGGTAAATAGCGTTCCCCGGTCTTGCTCGAGGGCTTTCCGGACTTAGTGCGCCACTTCTGCTCGCCCCAGTCTTTTAGGGATTTCTGAGGGGCTTTCATGTCAGTCCTTGTATCCGCCGCCTGCTTTTTTATAGCGCTGCGCCACCATCTGTGCTTTTCTCGCGGACCACTGCCCTGCGCCTGTGCCCGCTGTGGCTTCTGCCTTCACGGCGTTAAAGATGCGCTTGCGCAGTTCGGGTTTGGTGTAGTTGCCCGCAGCGTTGACCGTGGACTTTGCCTCACCGCCTTCTTTGTACGAAGCAGTTTTAGCTGCATTGGCAAAGTCAGATTTCTTAGGCGCGCCTTTAGAGCCTGGACTCCTCATTGATTCACCAGAGCCGGCCGCGATACGTTTCTTTTTTGCAGCGATGTTGGCATACAAACCGCCCCCTGCTGCTTTTTTAACCACTGCAGGCTGAGAGTTATTTTTCTTCATGTGACGCGTCTCCACTCAGGTTTGCCATCACCCCGGCTGAAATGTGGCGTATCCAGAATCTTAATGCCGTTTCCGCCCCAGGAGTTAAGGGGGTGCAGGGATTCCCAATAGGCACCCAATGGCGCAAGTATTTGCTTGTCGTAGATCAGCTTGCCGTTTTGGAAGAAGTTAAGGTCCACCGCCAGGCGCTTTAAATGCAAGGAGTTCATGGTATTGCTGCGGCCTGTTTTGACGTAAACGGCTTGCTGTTCGGGCGTGCGGGCGAGTTCTCCGCCGGTGACCATAAAGCCCTGAGCAGACGCGTACTCCACGAGTCGGCACATGTCCCGCAAAAAGGCTGCTTGTTCTTGGCTCAGGCTCATTTTGCGCTCCTCATTTCGGCCAGCTTCTCGACAGTCCTGCCTCCGAAATAGGCCAAAAAGACTATCTGACCCCACGTCCCTAAGAGGCTTACAAAACTCTCTTGCGGACTGTATCCAAAGGCCGACATCATTGTGAACAAGAAGTATCCTGCAAAAATGGCAATCAGCGACATAGGACGGATGTTCTTTGACAGCCAAGAGTCGCTAGACATATCCGCCTTCCAGCGGTCTGTGATGTTGTTGGCATCGGCTTGTGCAGCCTTTGCCAGCAACTCCAACTCAGCCATCTCCAGCTTGGCTTTCTCAATGCCCAACTCAATCAGGCGCTCTTCATGCTGGTACTGCAACTCTCGCAGTTTTTCAACGTCAGCGGGAGTGGGATTATCAGGAATCTTGACTCCCAATGTGTTCTCTACGACTTCCTTACCTTTTGCTTGAATAGCAGAAGATAGAAGGCCAAGGCCACTTTCAGCAAGCGTACCCAACAATGCGCCAAGAATTGGAATCATGAAAAACCCCTATTTGCAATAATGTGAAAAGTAATGCTAACCAGTGGAACAACGATAGCAGATGCACCAGAAATCCAGAGTGTATTCATGATAATCGCAATCTTCATTTCTTTGTCCTTCTGCTTACGTTTGTCTTCTTCCTGCTCTAAGAAATCCCGTTCTTTCTTTAACCTAGTTCGCTCTGCCATCATCTCTTCCCACACTGGCGCATTGCCACTATAGAAAAGAATGTCCTTCAACTCTTTCTCATGCTCTCGCAACGCTTTGGATGCCAGTGCAATTTGCAGTGCTTGTGCGCTAATCTGTGCATCTGTCTTTCCAACTGAAGCAATCCTGGCCTTGCTGCTTGCTACATGAACCGTATCTGCCGCTTGGTAGAAACTGCTGAATTCTTTATAGAGGCTATGGATGTC